TGCCCCGCTAATTTCGGCAGATTTCACCCCTGCCCCCGGCAAAAGCTCCTTCCAGCCCTGGGCGGAGTCCGTATTGGTAATATCCACAGCTTGCGCGTTTAGCCTGAAAGCTTTGCTACGTAATCCAGCGAGCGTGACGAAGTCTCCCGCGCTATTTTTGATTTTGACGAGCATATCTCGTCCATTTTGGGCCGCCATTATGCTGCCTCCTCTATATCTGTCGTAAGGGAAAACCGAATAAGCCCGTGCAGGGTCAATCCATCAGGGGCACGGAAAATATCCGTATAAGAGACTTGCGCCCGTGTGAGGTTTATATCTGGCAGGCTAATATCTGCGCCTTGTAGCGCCCCCGTCACAGCGGCGAGGACCTCCATCACCTGCGCTCGGCCGCCATAGCGTGACCAGACATGCAGCGTTAGCGTATGAGCGCTCATAACTGCGCCATCTGCGCTAATATCCTCACTGCGCATCGGCCCGTAAGTCAGATAGGGAAAGACAGGGTCCTCTGGCGGATGGTCATAGAGACGCGGCGGCGTGCCGAGCACGGCTTGAACACCCATATGGTCCGACAACAGAGCATGAATGGCTTTGGAGACCTCTATAGCGGCAGCAATGTCACTCATTGCTGTTCCTCCTCGCAAATCAAATGTAGCCGCTCACCGCGCATATCAGGGTCTGACGCCGCAATGACGCGCAAGAGGCGCGAGCCCCACATCAAGCGGGCCCGTTCCGGAAAATCTGTACGATAACGAATTGTCACGCGGTAACTTTGCGTCACGGCGAGGCGCCCATTTTCGCGGCGTTCAGTAAATTGCTTCGGCTCAATCGCGCCCCAAATCAAACGCTGAAACACCCATCTTATGTTCACGCCGCCATGCTCATCAGGCGTCTCGACAGGCACATAAAGGCCAAGCCGAGTGCGGAGCTGACCAATCATAACCGCACCGTCCGGTAAGGCATAAGCAGAGCATCGACGAGCATCGGCACAGGGCGTGTTAGCGCGTTATCGCGGTGCTCATAATGTTGGGCGAGGAGTAGCAGAACCGCTTGGCGAAGCTGCATCGGTACGTCTTCGGGCGCACTCCCGTAACCGGCGTCAAATTCAGCGACAATAGCGGCGGGGTCTGCGGCATAGTCTGAAAACAAATCGCGCTTACGAACTTCAACCACTGCGGGTTGGGCGCGGCTGTTAATATAAATCTCGCCCTTGGGAATTTCGATCGCATTATCAGCACCGTCTATAACCGAGACTTTATGGACATATTTGACGGGGCTGTGATTAATCACAAAGCGTCCCGCACAAACCCGCGCAGAGCTATAGGCACGGCGGCGTGTGATCAGTGAGAGACGCCCCATAAATTCGACCCGCTCTCGAGCTGCCTTAATTAAATCGGTAATCAGCGCGTCTTCGTGATCACCATCTATGCGCAGGAATTCTTTGGCTGCGGCCAGGGTGACGGGCTCTATCGGCGGCGCGCTTATATCTGTGATACTCATTTTTAAGGTCCTTTCCCTCCAATAAAAAAGGCCGCGAAAATCGCGGCCTCATTGAAAACTCCTCCCCCTTTCAAGGGGGAGGTGGCTGGAGCGAAGCGGAAGTCGGTGGGGGGAGCACAGCAGAACTGTAAGTTTCGTTATGCTTGGCTCCCCCCATCCCCGCTTCGCGGTACTTCCCCCGTGAACGGGGGAAGAGTTTACGACGCGCTCGTCTTGAGCAGTTTAATGGCGTTGAAATCCTGCACGCCGCCGCCGACACGTTTCGTTGTGTAGAACAGCACGTAAGGCTTGGCAGAATAGGGATCGCGCAGCACGTAAGGCTTGGCAGAATAGGGATCGCGCAGCACGCGCACGCCTTGGCGGTCAATAATCAAATAGCCTCGGCGGAAATCACCAAAGGCCATAACCGCGCCTTCACTCGCCATATCGGGCATGTCTTCAACTTCATTGAGCTTATAACCCAGCAAGGTCGAAGGCTGTCCGGCTTCGGTACTCGGTTGCCAAATATAATTACCATCAGCGTCTTTGAACTTACGCACTTCGCTCAGCGTACGGCGGTTCATAATGAAGCTACCGCCTGCGCGGTAACGCGTCTTAGGCGCGTAGATAAGGTCCATAATCGCGTCGATGGGCGCGTCGGCATCAAAGCCGCCCGCAGTGCCCGTAGCGATATAGCCAAGATTACCCCAGCTATGGGCGCTCTCGGCCACTTGCGTATAATCAAGAAGCCCGCGCGGTTTATTTACACCATCCCCTGTTGTGTAGGCCGCCGTTTCTTGGGCGGCAAAAACATCACGGACTTCATCAGCCAGCCATTGATCGACATCGGCCACGCCGTCATCGAGCAAAGTCTGGGTCGCGGCCGGCATGGCGTAAAGTTCGCCCGCTGGGAATTCGAGCAGTTCTAATTGCGGGGCGTCGGTTTCAATCCGCGCTTCGGTTTCGCCTGCCCAGCCTGAGGCCGCGCCGCCGGCCGAGACAGGCTTTTTAAACTGGCCCCGACCTACACGGCGCACGGTGGAGATACGGCGAAAGGGTGAGGCGTCGAGCAAAGCCCGGTCAATACGGCTTTCTGTTTCCGCTGGGGCGACATAGCCGCCTTCTGAGTCCACAGAGGATGAGAGTGACTTGCCCTCAAGGGAGGCCAGCTCAGAGCCATCGCCTGTGCGGATATAGGAGGACCAGGCCGATTTGGCCTCTGTGCTAACGCCTTCGCCTCCTATAGCCGGACGAGTTGCCGAGATAGCGAGATTTTCAATGCGTTTGGATTGCGCGTCTAGCGCCGCATTAATACGGTCAACTTTATCAGTCAGAAGGCCATCGCCTTGCTTTTGTTCCAAAGCCGCTAATCGCTCATCATTGGCATCTTTAAAGGCTTGGAAGGTCGAGGCAAAATCGGCTTGGGAAGATTTCATCTCTTTTGTTTCAGTTTGTAATTCACTCATGCGAGTTTCCTTTTTTCAATCGTGAGAGGGGTGTCATTAATTTGGGTAATCCGCGCGGAGCGCAGCATCGGGAAGGCAACAACGGAAACCTCCCACAAATCTAATTCAAGTAGCTTCCGCCCGCCGCCAGGTCGGCGAGAGGCCCGCTTGGCGCGATAACCAATGGAGAGGCCAGAAAGTGCCCCTTCGCGGATGAGCTTTGCGGTGCGGTCAGCCTTAGCGTTCCCGCCAATGACACGGCCAGACACAAAGAGCCCTGTGCGGTCTTCAAAGAGACGATCCCAGACGCCAATGGGTTCAGCCGTTTCATGACCGAAGAGCATGGGCAGACGTTCGTTCATCGAAAGTAAGCTCGCCGCGAAGGCTCCGCGTTGTACCAGATCGCCTGACATATCAGGCTGGCCGAAGAGGCTGGCATAGCCAGAGATGCGCAGATCAGAATTATTTAATTCCATCTAATCCTCCTCGTCCAAACGGCGTTCAATACGGGTTAGGGATTGCCGCGCCCCGATCATTTGTTCTTCCAATCGGGCGAGCCGTTCCGCGACGGGGAAGTCTGCCGCCGCTTGCGTTTCGAGTTGCGAAAGCCGCGCTTCTGCGGCACCTGCCCAGAGGAGCGCGAGGACAAGTCCAAAGGTGATGGTGCGGTCCATGCGCAAATTTTGCTCAGCCATGGTCACGCTCCATTCCTGCAATGTCGCGGCGTTCTTCATCTGAGAGGAAACTCGCTTCGCTCAGCCGTTTCCATAAGCGCCCGCGTTCCTCGGACAGGGCCGGAACCGCATCGAGATCACAGCCAATGCGCAAATCTTCGCCAAAGAAGGGCTGTAACCACCCTTCCATCCCGCGTGCGGTTTTGCTCACGAGCGGGACAATGGTTTGCCGCCAGAATGCTTGGTTCGCCTCTTTGTAATTGGCGTAAGTATTATCGCCGGGTATGCCGAGCAGCATGGGCGGCACGCCGAACGCCAGCGCAATTTCGCGCGCGGCTTCGCGCCTCGCCTGAATAAAATCCATATCGGCGGGGGTCAGGCTCATGGCTTCCCAATCCAGTCCGCCTTCGAGCACCATAGGCCGGCCGGCATGACGCGCCCCGCTATGCTGCCCTTCCAGTTCGGATTTCAGGCG